ACTGGGTCAGCGTGAAATGTTCCTTGGCTGTGTAGTATCCACATCATCATTGCTCCAGTTCAATCTGGTCACACCACACATCAAACATTGGTGCATATCCCATTGGAGAGATTGCAGCTGCAATGCGTTTCAATGTGTGAACTGGTGGCCATGACTCTGAGCGCATCCACTTGAAAATGACATATCTGGAGCAGTTTGCAACTTTGGCAATGGCATCAACTGTCATTGGACTGGAGGCAATCGCTTCTTTCAGCATGATTCCAAACTGTGGTCTTTTCAGTGCATCAATCTTTCTGTATGCCCAATCCAAGCATTTTGTTTGACTGTCGAAGTCAATGAAGCTGTATTCTTGATTATTCAAGCTGATTGTTGCAGACCAGACCCAGCAACCATACTGCTCATGTTTGTACCGGTGCAGAAGACCGATTTTGCGACCATCCAAATATATTGGTTTGTCATCAATCGCAGTTCCAAACTTCATGCGCGCTGCGGTTCTTCCATGTTCTTTGATGTATTCTCTGATTTGTTTTGTCATTTCTGTTCTCCTTTCATAAATGGTTGCACAATGATTTCATGAAATATGCTCCAGTGTTGGTCTTGTGGATACTGCTGGGTGAACTTGTTGATGATGTTCATCAGCTGGTTCATGGTCAATGGTTTGTCACCATTCAAGAACTCTTGCAGAGTGATGTGGTGAATGTTTGTCAATCTGGCCAAATGAATAGTTGACCAACCAAGTGCATCCATGTATTTCTGGACTTGTTCATTTGTTGTCATTTTGTTGCTCCTCAACAATGTCTTTCAATACCAAATCGGCTTCTTCTCTTATGATGAAGTTCAACTTTGAAATGGTTTTTTCAATAGCAAATCTTTGCTGCATGAAATCTTCATACTGTTCATCATCTTTCTTGTGATAGTGTGCAATTTGAAACAAAATGAACTTCAGTTGCTGATAAAGTGCATTTCTGACTGCATCCAGTTCTGTGATAAATGTTTGTTTTCTCATTATAGCTCCATTGAGATTTGTTGAATCTGAACTTGGGTGAATGGTTTGTTTTGAACCAACCAATCTTGGAATTGACTCCAAGTGGAGTGTGATTGGTCAAACAAATCAAGTGCATATTTTTCTGCCGCTGATTGGCTGTGGAATACTTTGCTGATTGCATCACAGAATGGATTCTGCACCACAATCAAAATGAAAAGTGTTGTGGTCATCATTGGCCAACTACCCAGCAGAGAACTGCAAAAGTGGTTGGAATCAGTAGAAATACACCAGTCACCATGATGTGACCAATGATTGTGTCTTGTGTTTGTTTGTTCATTGTGTACCTCGTTTGAACATTGCAAGCTGTATTGCTTGTCTGTTCATATATATGCACAGTTGAACTTGATGTGTCAACATTATTTTTTCAGTGTGTTATACTATGGCCATGACTGATACAGTAATGAACCGCAAAGACCGCATGACCTATGGTGAACAGAACTTTGAAAAATATATTCTGCCACTGGTGCAAACTAGATTCCCTGGTCATTGGCACTCGTGCAATGGTGAACCGCTAGACTATGAACATGGGATTGACTATGTGGTTCTGAATGGTGCATGCATGACAACCATTGCAGCTAGAGTCTGGTTAAGCATGCCAAGACAGCATTTTGCGCTTCGATGGAAAAGAACCAGTGACCCATTCAGAAAACTGGAGCTTGACAGCAGACTGGATGCATTTCACAATGGTGGTCTGTTGCCAGATTGGACCATTGAAGGCTTTTATTTCCATGGCAAGTCATACATTGCAATGATACCAACTGTGCAGCTGTTGAAAGTGGTTGACCAATACTTTGAGACCTTTCCAAAGTTCATGGTGCGCAATAAACAAGATCACACCATCTTCAAGAAGATTTCATTCTTGGACTATGACTTGAATGACCACATCATCAAAATTATTGATGACCCTATTGCACCGCGCGCTTGATGTCTTTGACATCATCTTTGATCACATCAACTTCACCACGCAGCTCACTGACACTGGTGTTGAGTGTGGTCAGTCCTTCTCTGTATGCAGTCCGGTCTTCATTGTGTGACTCCACAATGCGGTCAATCTGGTTCAGATGTCTGTCAACCCACTTTGGAAGGTGTGTTGCAATCCATTTTCCAATACCATACAAGGCCAGCAAACACAATGCTAAAGCTGCAACAGGCCCAGTCAAGGCCTCAATCATAAATTGTTCGCTCATTGTTTCCGCTCCCACTTGCTGAGACCCTGCGCAATACCCAAAGCGATTTGTGATGCACCAAAGGCATTCAGCAAGTCCATGTGTGTATCAATAAAGATTGGTTCACAGCAGATTGCAACTGGTCTTCCAACTCCTTTGATTGTGTTGAATGCATTCTTTGTCCAATCGGATGACTTGCATTCGATACTTTTGAAAGTTCTGATTGTCTTGATGCTGGAGCGCATTCCATCACAAAGATCTTCAGCCAGCTGGTGACCAGAACTTGAGCGCGCATCATAAAAGAATGAACCATAATGACCACCACCAGCATTCAGATGCATGGCAAGATATACCATTGGTTCATCATATCGACCTGCATATTCATTGACCCTTGCATGCCTGGCCTTGTATGACCCATCACTGATTGGAATCACCTTGTGACCCATCTGCAGAAGTCTCTGCTCCAGCACCAAGCTGATGAAACCAGTCCAGTGCGCTTCTCGTTCATCACTGGCAATGTCTCCATCACCATTGATGTCAACAGCTGCACCGCGGTCATCAATCTTGCTGGGTTTCCCTGCATGTTGTCTGTCAATAAATACTATCATGCGCGTATTTTAACATTAAACAAGTGTCATTCATGCAAGTTGTCTAGCGTTCACAAGGCTGTTGTCCTCAAGATGCAGTACAAATCTCCACTTTCCACCGCTCCAAGACTTGCCAACAATCTGACATTTGTGTGCATCCAGTCCAAGATTGTGACTGGTGAAGCTGATGATTTCACCAATCTGGAGATAGCCAAAGTGCGGAAATGCAAAGACTTCAATACCCATTGCACCCAATGCTGACATTCTGATTTTGTCTCTGGCTATCCTGTAAGCTGTGTGCATATCCCAGACAAAAGGCAGTTCAAGCACCGTTTCTTTCAGGCCATATCTGGAAAATGACAAGTCGCTGACTGGATCGCGCTGGATGAATGGGTTCTGATACCCTGTGTGCAATGGGTCAATTGCCACTGTTCCAAGAAAATGACCAAGTCTTGCTGTGTAGCAATATTTGACTGTCACTTTGTTGATTGGTTCCATTGGCAGAGGCTGCAGACCAGTCTGGACTTCAAACATTCCAGATTCCAGAATGTGGTGTTGTGGTCTGATTTGGTCTTGTGTGAAATACAGATTTAGCCGCGGTTCAATTCCCTTCTCTCCAGCAAAGACTTCAATTGGCAGATTGCGCACAATGTTCTGTTCAAACCAGTCCATGACCAGCACACCTGGGTCATTGATGAAACCTGCAAACTTGTACCGGTTCAGCACTGGCAACAGACCAATCCAAGCTTCTCTGTTATACACTAGTCCACTGCGTTCCAGACAAAATATGCAGAGATTTCCACCACCACCAAGACTTTGTCCGGTCAATGGGTCTTGGATTGCTTCACCATATTCACCCCATGAGACCCAAAAAGTTTGGTCTTCATCCAGTCCAGGAGTAAAAGAATTGTCTTCAATCACAGCTCCAAGTTTGTATTTTGTGAAGCTGTAGCGCGTTCCATCTTGATTTGTTGCTGTGTTGATTGTATTCACAAAGTTTCCACCCAAATCATCATAAATGCGGATTCTAGTTGCACCCACTTCACCCATTGCAATAATCAAAGTGATTTCCAGATTGATACCAGTGCCAGAAACATCAATGATGTATGCTGGTGATGGTTTACTGGTTTCGATGGTCTCAAAGCGACCAGTGCCAGATTTGCGGATGAACCACTTGCCAAGTTCACCAAACACAAAAGGAACATACTGACCAACTGGAACATCAATGACTTTTCCAAGTGCAGCTGCGCGCTGGTCCAAACCTGGAAACAAATAGGGGTCAATTTCAAAACTATTTGCCAGTAGCTTCTTCTGAATCAGATTGGTGCTGTTCTCAATACTGAAGATGATGTTTCCAGCTGGTCTCGTTGGTGTTCCAAAGATTGGGTCTTTAACCTTTCCAGTGAACAACATCACTCTGTCTTCATACTTGAATGAAGTGTATCCATCTTTGATGATGATCATCGACAGTTCTGCAGCAGCTAGTTCAATGCTGCGGCCATTTTTCCATTCATCCATCCAGTCAATGTCATTCCAAGTCAAGTCAAGTGCAATGCTGTTTCCATCTATATCGAATCCAACAAACTCAGTCTGCTGGTCAATAGATGGGTCACCAAGGCCACCATTGAACCGCAATGACTGGTCTGGTGCTTCCAAATCGACTGGTACAGTGCTGAAGCGGTATATCATACCCATCCAGTCAATCTCAAGAAGAAAACAAACTTCTCCACCTTCTGCATCTTGTGGGTGTAACATTATTCAATCTCCACCAAGTTCACTGTTGACAGTCTGAACATTTCATCATCTTGTTCTTCACCAAGCACCGATTCCATTGATACAGCACCATTGACACGAACCAGAGCATGATTGTGATATCGGTTGAATAGCTCTGTGGCATCTTCACCAGTCTGCTTTGACATTGCTGGCAAGTATATCAATGGTTTCTGCTCACTGAGATAGTTGGCAATCCCCATCATTCCAAAAATCGCATCACCATAGTGTGCAACCGGTCTTGCATCTGCTGCTGTGGAGTATTCCCAAAAGTCTGGATTGAGTGCATGAATGGTTCTGGTGTCCACTGGTTCAGTCCAGCCCACTCTGAATGCTCTGCGGCCATCAGACATCTTGCGCGCATAGTATTGGCCATCATTGGTTTCATATGACTGCACATTGACATCATATGTGATTGAGCGGCCGCGCTGGTATTGTGGTGCCATGAAGTACACGTTTCCAAACACCATTGTCCCAATCTGATAGTATCCTTCCAGAGTGTCTTGCACATCAATGCTGATACCATAGGCAATTGCACCAGCTCCAGCAGCATCTTGAAACAAGTCAGCAACCAATGAAATGCTGGTTGGCATCAGCTTGAGTGTTCCACTGGTTGGCAGTGTTGCTGGGTCTGTCAGTTCTGTGTCAAACACCAGAACACATTGCTTGGAGTCTGATGCATCTGAAAACAATCCTTCACTGTTTTGCTTGATTTTGACAATGAATGTATCATCACCACTGGTCAGTTCTGCTCTCCATCCAACAGCTTCATTATATTTCAAATAGAAATCTTTGCTGGTTGTGCTGGAAATCAAAGTGGAACCCAATCGCTTGAAGTCTCCTGAAAGGCCTTCACTGGTGTCAATGGTTACCAAGTCATCCCAGCTGGAACCATTCCAAGTCTGCAATGCTGCAGTTCTCCAGTTGATGTTAGAAAGATGGATTCCAGCAACATCTGAAAGACCCAATGACTTTGCTGTGGCCTGCACTTTGGGGTCAGTGAAGAATGCAATGCGTTCTTTGACTCCATCTTGCACATTTCTCCAGACAACTCTTGGAGACAATGCAACCTCATGAAAGATGTTTTCCACTGGAAAATCATAGCGCGGTTCGATGGTGTACTGGTCTTCTGCACGCGCTGGACTGTCCTTTGCAGACAACAGCAGGCCTTCATCAATGTATGTATATGAACCATAGGCTGGATACACTGCACCGCGCATTTCACTGTTTGGTGCTCCATTGCTACCATCAGAAATGTGCATTTCAGACCAGTATGATTGGAAGCTGAAACTGGAGATGCTAAGGTGACCCCATTCCAATCGACCTGCAAGACCAGCTGCTTGAGTGCCCAAGGTCACTGCAGTTTCTGTCCACTTCTTGGCTTGCTTTTCATCCCATTCACGATGGTACACTTTGACAGCTGTTCCATCTTGGAACACCATGAATTCATGCAAGCTTCGCAAATCAGTGCTGACTGATGCAAGCTGGCTGGAGTGGTCACGCACTACGAAACCAGAAATGCTGAACCGCAGCTTCAGAGTGTAAGAAAATGAACCATCACTGTTCTGCACTCTGAAAGTGATGAAATCATTTGTGGTATTGCTGCCTGTTGCCACGCGCATTTTGAACCGATAGAACTGGGTGCTGTAGATGCTGCCAGTATATTGATACTCTCTGATTTGACTGGCTGTGGTGTTGATTCGCAGCCCTTCATTCAAGATGGTTGCTGAACCGACTCCAGTTGTGGAGAAATGGCCGCTGGTGTTTGGTAGCTGGTTGTGTATCCAGTTTGCTTCGAAACCTTCATATTGATTGCGCGCTGGCTGTGTCACTAATGCTGGATGCTGGACTGAACTCCATCCACCAAAGAACATTCCTGCAATGCTTTGCTTTGTGGTCATCATCAATAATGTGCGACCTTCCCAAACCACCGCTTTCAAGTTCTCGATATTGGTTGCTGAATCTGGTCCAAACATCAAACCAGTGTCAATGCCTGGTGAGTTTGTTTCTGCGATGAAGTCCCAAGTGTCACCAAGGTCTTCTGATACAAATCCATAAACATCATTGTCTGTTGCTCTAGCTGCAACAAAGATTCTGTCATTGTGATACCAGATTGCAACTGACCCATCTTGCAAGGTTGTTCCACTGGCACTTGCAAAGGTCTTTGCTCCACTGGAAATGTCAACTTCATATTCTGAAGTATATGTTCCAGTTGCAGCTGCAATACCTGGAAAGGGGATGCGCACAAAGCTGACTGTGTCAGTTGCTGAAATATAAGCAAATCCAATCTGGCCATCTGGCAAAGCAACACCAGCAGGAAATGCATGGTCTTCACCATAGTTGCCAAGTGTGAAGAATGTGACTCCGCTATCTCTGGAGACAAACTGAACCAGCTTGTTGACACCCAGTGCAGTCACCTTGGAGCGCGTTCCAACCATCAAAGTCACAATGTCATCAGATACAATCAGTTGTGTTGTGTCAATGTGAACACCACTTGCACCAACTAGAATGTCACTGTCAACCATTGCTCTGCGGCTGACTTGAGTCCAGTTGTCTCCTTTGTCGAAGCTTCTCCAAACAAATAAGTTCACTTGGTCAGTTGTGGTGTAATCGAAGTAACACACCAACAGACTTCCATCTTTCAGTTCTGCAATCGCTGGCTTGGCTGTGGTATTGGGTGAACCAGAAACAGTTTTGTTCACCAGTGTTTGCAATGTCTCTGGTGCTCCATCGCGTTTCTGTCGATGCACTGAAATGGTATACAGACTTGAAATGGTTCTTTCTTGTACCCAGTACAATGTTCCATCATCAGTTGTGCATGCACCGAAATCATCATAGAATGTTGTGCCACTGCCAAAAGCAAAGTATTTCCAATCCGTTATAACATTGTTAGAATTCTGTCCAAGTGCAACATCATCTTCACCAGACCAACCGAAGCTTGCCTTCTCTCCTGGTGTCCCTCCTTCGATGGTTTCAACAGTGATGTCTTGAGACTGTTCACCAGCCATTGACAAAGTCAACCCAGTGTATGACTGGGCAGGCTTGGCAACTCCAGCACGCGGGTTTCTTTCTGTGAATGTTGACTGTGCTGGCCAAATGTTATCTTTTGTTATGTTGACAGTTGGGATGATGAACCCGCGCATCTTTTCCGGTGTTGTATTTGTACCCATATCAATATGCTCTCAATCCTGTTTGTGTTGGTGCTTTGAAACCGATTTCTTTTACAAATCGCCCAAAATGCTTGAAAGGCTGAATGACAACCACTTGACTGTCTCCCATCCCTCCATCTTGTAATTGCTTCACGCCTTCTTCACCACCGATTCTGCGAACCGTAGCGCGGTCAAGAACCGCTTCACCTTGGAGAACACGCGCGCCCATTTCATCCGGTGCAAATCCACCCATGTGAAAAGATGCTTGCGGTGGTTGCTGTGCCATAATGACACCAGTTTGCGCTGCAGCTGTTGCCAGAGTCAAACCAATCTTGGCACCTCGAAGACCAGGAGGCAAAGCAGTTGCTTCCATGACTTGCTTTGCAGCTGACATTGCAACTTCACCCACAGCAGCAATCTGTGACATTCTGAACAGTGACTTCATACCTTTGGAGTTTTCGCGGCCGTTGGCCTTGGCCAAGTCCATAGCTGCACTGGCAAACTGTCCCAAAGCACCAAACAATTCTTGACCCATTGCCAAGTTCTCATTCATCATTTCTTTCATTTTCTTCATGTAAGCATCTGCACCATCTTGTCTGACTTTGTTGATTTTGGCCTCAATCAACATTCTTGCTTCTGCTTCTTGTTCACTGATTTCACCCAGCTCTGCAATGCGCTCCAGTTCTCTTTGAAACTTTTCTTCGCGCTTTTCTTCATCAGTCAACAGTATTTCATCAGACAACTTTTGCAGTTCCAGTCTTGCACTGGTCTGCATGTCAAAGTATCTGTTCTCTGCTTCCATCAAGTCAACCAGTTGGTCTCTTTCTTCTTCTAGCTTTTCAACTTTCTTTTCAGTGTGCTTGACTTGGTTTTCTTTGGCTCTTGCACTTTCATTTTCAAACTCTTGAATCTGCATGGCCAAATCAACAGCTTGTTCTTGATGACCAACAATGATTTCAAGTGCTTTTTCTTGGGTAGCAATCTCATTGGTCAATGCAGCGCGCAGCTTGAACAGCTCATTGTTCATTGTCAAATCATGCTTGGTCAGGTCTGCACTCTTGCTGACTCCAGCAGTTATCATTTGCAGATTGTGCAACCGCTCTTTTTCAGTGTCTGAAAGAAGAACAGCATGTTCCACTGACTTTGTGTTGGCTGAAATCAATCTGTTGATCAACTCCAATTCTTCATTGCGTTGGTCAATGACTGTCTGTTGCTGTTCAATGTTAGATTCAAACATTGCCTTGGTTTGTCGCTCAGTCTGTCTGAGTGCAAGTTCGTATTCACTTATTTCACCAGTTAGAACAGCATACTGGTCTTGTATCTCTCCAAGCTTCTGCAGGGAGTCATCAAAGTTTGCGCGCAATTCTTTGTAACTGTCATTCAAGCTGCGCTGTGCTTCTCTCATATCCAATGTCAGTTGCTTGGCCTTCTCGATTTCCTGCTGATATGACATGTAGCCAAGTGTCAGTGTACCAATCGCAGCTGCTGCAGCAATCACCAAAGGATTGAGCGCAGCAAATGACATTGTGAGACCTTCAGTGACTGCAAAGGCATCTGCAAGACCATCCGCTGCTTCTGCCAACTGTGGATTCACACCACGCAATGCAAGACCAATGGAACTGAAACCTCGGTCAATGTCTCCAGAGGCATCACCAACGCGCTCAAGTCTTTCCTCTGCGCGCCTTGCAGAGTCTCCCAGTTCATCAAAGTCTTGTGCACCTCTGCGTGCTGCTTGAGCTGCTTGCGAAGCGGCTTTTTTGCTTGCCTCGGCTGACTTCTTCGCGGCCTTTTCTGCTTGCTTCAGTTGCCTGTCAAGCGCACTCACCATCTTCTTTGCTTCTTGGTCAGTGACATTGGGGATTGTCTTTAGCTTGGCCAGCAAGTCATTCAGATTTGCTTTGTAACTGATTTCAATGCTTTTCTTTTCTTCTGCCATGGGTCACACTCGTTTGATCAAATCATTGGCCAAGGCCTTCACAACCTTGTTTGCTGTCTTTCTGTGTGGTTTGACAAGTGTTTCATCAGCAACGCGCTTGCCCTGCGGCTTGATGATGTCTTGCCTTCTCCAGTTCTCAGAGTCCACACCATACTTGATAACATAACTGTATGGAGCAGTATTCTTGAGAAAAACAATGAAGTTTCCATTGGCATCAACTTTCATTCCGCGTTTGAACTTCTTGTAAGATTCCAAAGATGTCTTTCTGGCAAAGACAACATCACCTTCAGCATCTTTGCGGATGATTGGTTTGCGCTTTGGCCATTCCTTCTTTGCTTCCTTTTCAATCCGCTTCAGTTCACTGTCCATGATTGCTTCAGCAGCTGGTGCAACAGTCTTCAAGAAGCCCATGAACATATCTTGCATGTCTTCTTGAATCGTGACTGTCGCATTTCCAGACTTGTAATTTTTCACTGCTGCATCCGTTTCTGTATCATTGCTTCCATTCTAGCCCTTTTTTGGGCTTCTTGCCTGTTCTTCTTGTCTTCTGGAGATTCGCAATACAGTCTATGTTCAGCCAATACTTTGATTTGTGTCGATGGGTCCAAGGTATAGAACCAGTTTGGTTCTTGATTCCATCTTTGTGCAATGCGCATGACCATCAAATCAAACGCACCCCACCGACTTATAAAAAATTTGCTGTGTCCTCAACATCTTGTTCTTTGGGAATGTTCTTCATCATTTCCACAAGAACTGCAGAGCCTTGTTCATAGATTGCACCAGGAGTCATACCAGCATCAAGCAATCTGTCCAAGCATTTGAAACCAAAAGTAATTGGGTCACCACTTGCAACTGGATAAGCTGGCAAGCATCTTGCATGGTCCACACCAACTGCAATAGCAGCTGCGCACAATCTCCCAAGTTGAGCGCGATTTGGTTCAGAACCCCAAATGCTGACAAAGTCCAGACAGACTGCGATTGATTTTGGCAGAACAACTTCATGTTCTCCAAGTTTCTTCAAGTTCACTTTCATTTTGCACCTCATTATTTGATGAAAGTTGGGCTACCATACAGATAGCCCAAAGAAATCTAAAATTTTAGATACTAGGTTGGCCCTGTAACAGTGGCACCACCGTAACAAGTGAAGTTCAGTGTGAATGCACTTGGGTCACCTTCAGCGAAGTCCAAAGAACAAACACATTTGGACAATGTCACTTTGTGGTCTGCATCATCACCGAAGTCAGTTCCTTCAGCAGTGTATTCAATGTCAACACAGTAGTGCTCAACATATGGAGTCCCACTTGTTCCAGTTGATGTGTTTCCAGAGTAGTGACCAGATTGGTTGATGAAGTCACGAACTGAACCAGCTTCTGAACCATCAGTGAACTGTCTGAAGTGGAAAGAAAATGAACCAGTAATTGCTTGTTCATCTTGCTTGCGCACAGCTGCAAAGTTGCCGCGGTCCATCACTACCAATTCAGAGAATTGTTGTGGTTGTGAGAATGAAAAGTTGCCATCTTCAAAAGCAACATCAAGAGTGACTGCAACAGCGGTTCCATCACGTAGAGTAATGACACCATCGCGCTTTGTCTTTGGTACTACAGAGTAAGCCATTCTAGGCCTCCAGGTTGATTGTGTGTAAGGTTGTGAAGTCGATATATATTAACATATATTCTTGGGAGTCTGTCACTTCTCTTGTGCTGGATACATAGCGTAAAGTGAACTTGTTCTTTGGAACAGTGTAAGCACCCAAACAAGCAGCAATGATTGCCTCTTCTTTGTCCATGGCCAAATCATAATCAGTTGGGTAGATGTCAAGCGGCCGCAGTCTATATGAGAAAACCACTTGCACCGGAGTGCTGATATATTGACCAACTGAGCTGCGTTGTCTTTCATCCATGGCTGAACTGGATGCCATTGAAACAGTGAAGGCAAGATGTGCAACTGTGTTTTCAGTGCGACCAAAGAAGTCAGGAGTGTGCTTCGACTCCTTGAAACCTTCCAATGCAGCAATCTTCTCTGCAATGGCTTGTCTGATTTGACTGAACTTCATCGCCTTCTGGAGCCTCTGAATCTAAAGAATGAACCAGATTGTGAAGTGTAGATGACTGGTTGTGCAGCTTGTCTTTTGTTTGGTTGGTCTGGATGACCATCATGATCATAATCATAAATGAAGTTGATTTGTTTCCATTCATGAGTGTACTGCTTGAAGTGCTCACTGGCTAGGTCTAAATATCGACCATTGGACTGTCCAAGACTAGAATGAAAGTCTCTGAAGATGTAATACAGTGTCAAGTTCTGGTGTGCTGCTCTGAATGCCTCTGGAGACATCACCAAGTATTCAAGTCCACCGCCTTCAGTGCGCATCTTCTGAATCATTGTATACCAAGCTTCATCAATATATGTCTGATAGCTGGTCAAGTTGCTGGGTCTGATGTCTGCCAGCTGTGAATAAGTGCTTGTCAAATCACCATCACTGATGACTGGATACAATCTGCGCTTCACCAATGCCGCATTTCTTCTGAAGTTGTAAGTACCTGCAGAGAATGTAATTTCCCATTCTTGCAAGTAGCCTTCACCAAGCTCCAAAGTTGCAGCAAGATTTGATGCGCTGTGGGTATACTGTGAAATGTTTCCTGGGTATGTTCCAGCAGCTTCATCAACAATCTTGTCACCATTCGGTGCAATCAGACTGTATCTCACATCAGTTGGGACCACCAATGCACCATCACGATACACTGCCAATGTTGTCAGTTGTGTCTTGCCACGTTCCAGAAGCTCTGGGACTTTGATTTGTGGTGCATAGGGGGTCGCGTTGCTCATTGTGTGAAGTCCTCGTATATAGACAGGCCTCTGGTTTCAAACTCTTTGATAAATGCCTTCATCTCTTTGACTGTATCACGCAATTCATCCAGTTGTTCTCTCTTTTCTGGAATGTGCTGCTGTTTCATCAATGATTCGACTTTGCGGCCGCGTTCCTTTTCAATGATTGCCAACTCCCAAAAGTGGGGTTCTGGAGTGCCCAAGATGTTTGAGCGCAACAAATTGACTGACCAAGTTTGGAAGCTGGGTGCATCCATCTTTTCAATCAATCGGTTGGCAACCACTTTGATGTTCATCCACTTTGGTACATGGTAGCGACCACCACGAACCGGATAAACATGCATATAATCATATTTTGCTGGGTCCAAGTATATCCAACCTTGCTGTTGCAGCTGTCCAATTCTTGAACCCGGATTTCCAATCTCACCAGAAACTTGTCTGATTCCGTTCACTCCAGGAATGACCCGTTCCATTCTCAAATGTGGAATGAAGAAACCTTTCTTCTTTGTAACTGTTTTAGCCTTCTCACCCTTGCCAGTAACAGTTTTTACATCTCTATAAACAAATTGCCAGTTTGTTGGGTGCCATTTATAATAAAATGGGTGATTGGGTCTAGCTGGCAGCAGGTTCTGCGCCTGTTGGGTCATTGGCTGCCATGATTGCGGAGTGATTTCCATTTTGTACCTCTTTGGAAAAAGAGTGCTGACCAATGAAGGCCAGCACTATAATTTTAATCAGAATGATTAGATTGCGCTCAAGATAGCAACGCCGCGGTCTTGGTCAATGATTGACATACCAAGATAAGCGTGACCAACAATTTGGGTCAATGCTTTGTCAGCTTCGCGGTCCATCTCAACCATCACTTCACCCATTTCCATGGATTCAGCAGCACCAGGAAGACCAGCAGGCATTCCAGTAGCGTAACCGATTGCACCAGGAGCAAAGATAGCACCAGTGTGGTCAGTTCCATCATCAGTGATGTAGCTAGAAGTGTAGATTTCTACGCCCATGAAGTTTCCTTTGTAGTGTGAACCTTTGGCAGAGATAGCTTCATAAGATGCTTGAACAAATTGAAGGATACCAGTTGATAGACCAAGAATGTCATCTTGAAGGTCAGCCCATTGCTTAGGATGAAGAACAGCAACATAAGGACCAGGAGCACCAACACCAGATGCAGCTGCTTCAAGTGCATTGATTGCTTCCAAGAAAACATCAACACTCAAATCATTTGCAGTTGTACCTTTGACAGTAGTGAAACCAGCAACAGTTGCACCAGTCAAGTCAGCAAACAATGCTTCATAGCTGTTTGCAATAGACTCAGCAATGCGGAATGGGTCGATGTCGCCGCCGCCCAAACCAGTCATAGAAGCCATGTCGGAAATCTTGTACATCAAGCTGTTGCGCTTGCATACTACATCAACATGAGCATCAGTCAAGTTGGTTTCTGAAACAGCGTTTGCTTCAGTAGTTCCAGAGAATGCAGAGAATCCATCATATCCATCAAGTCCAGCTTTGCGAACGCGGATAGTGTCAGAACCCATTCCGTTGATACTTCCAACGAAGTCAACAAATGGAGTGTTGCGGAGATTGGTTGAGTCAGTCAAGAGTAATCTGATTTCCTGGCTGATCATCTTTTGAAGTCGAAGGTCCTCGTTTGGAGTCGACATATTGTATTGTGTAATTGGCATGATAAACACCTAAATGTGAAGGGTTAGTTGTGGGGGATTGGTTTGGTGTGGATTTCTGCTGTTGCGGGTGCGACCCTTCCACAATCAAGATGTCTTTGAATATATTCTAAACGATATATATGGGATTGACAAGGATAAAAAAAAACCCCACTGAGGACAGCGGGGAAAGGGGAGGCACAACCCTTTTTTGTGGGGAATGTGTTTAGATAGAAACAACGATTTCAGCACCAGTCACATTGATGACTGAACGAACTCGCAAATTGTTGCTGTCAGTCAACTGAACTTCAACTTGAACTTTGTTGCCGCTGCTGTCATAAGCTGAGCAGTGAACAAGTTTTTCACCAAGCTGGTGATTCAAAGTTTGCCAAGTGTTGGCAGACAAGTTTTGTGGTGCAAAAGTAGCGCGGAAATCCGAACGCTCAACTAAAATTTCACCAGTGGCACTATCGTACTGTACAAGGTTACCAGCTGCAGAATCAGCAGAGATAGCGTTGCGGGCTCTTGCATCTGTGAAGAATTTATTAACCGCGCCAGCTTCTTCTGTGATATCATCAGTATCTGCTGTCAGAGCGATAACACCAGTTGCAGCGTTGTAAGCCAGTCCATCAGTATCTACAGAGATGCTACTGCGAACTCTTGCGGCCGTGTGGTAGAGGTTCGAAGTTCCTTCGCTTACCAAATCCGTATTGGCTGAAAGTGAGTATTCACCACCATCGAAGCTAAGACCAGTACCAGCTGAGAACTCAGCAAATACATCTGAAATAAGAACAGAGAAGTCACCTTGTGCAGACAAAGTCAACAATTGAACATCTTCAGCACCAGCAGCTGCAACACCAAGAGTGTCAATTACACGTTGTTCAGTGAAGAACAATGCGCTAGCTGATTCAGTCAAGTCTGCAGTTTCCAAGTCCAAATCAATAACACCAGTTCCAGCATCATATGAAAGACCAGCACCAGACACAGAGATAGAATTTCTGGCTCTACTTTGAGAAAAATACAGGTTGCTGGTTCCTTCTGCAATTCCATCGCTGTCAACATTCAAAGAGAATGTTCCGTTGCTGTTGTCATAAGAAAGACCAGAACCAGCAGCAAAGAAACCGCGGATTTCACCTTGGTCTGCAGTGAACTCACCAGTTGCAGAGTTGTAGTCGATACCAGCAGAAGCAGACAAAGCACCACGAACTTCAGCATCAGATACATCAGCACCTTCAATTTCAGCCCAGTCAGCATCTGTTCCAGCGGTTCCACCGTTGTGAATGAAAGTTTGAGCGCGGCCAGAAACAGCAGTCAAAACAATGATATCACCTTCTTGCTTTTCATCACCATTGCTGTAGTTGTTTGTGATCCAGTTGGCCAAAGAAGTTTCAGTTGTGTCAACAGAAACATCAGTGATGGTCAATGGCTTCAGCTTCAGTCTCTTTTCACCATCAACAGTGACCAGTTCAGCATAGTTTGCAGAGTCAGCAGCGATTCCGACAACAGAGTTTGCTTCAAGATAAGATTTAGTAACAGCGTGATTGTCAGCAGTTGGTGAACTGTTGAGTTGTACCGCGCCTTCGAATATATTTGTGGGTGCAAGAAATTGCATGGTAATTATCCAAGTTGTGGGTTGATTGTAGTTGTGTCCAAGTGGACTGGAAGTATCTTATCTGATGTAGATTGAACCGGTGGTTGCATTTGCGAAAGTCACCACCACTTGATTGACACTGGTGTGTTCAATGTCTGCAATCACCAGCTCACCATTCACCAGAACTTGAACATTGGGTATATATCCTAGTTCATGGGTGATGGTCACTTGTGTAGAATTTACAAAAGTATATTCCTTCGGTCTCGAAGGAAAGAAAATTGCTTGTGCCATGTTGTGCCCCTAGTTGTTTTATTAATTTTCCTCAATTATCACTGTGACAGTTGCTGAAGATGATGATTTGGTTGCGATTTGCAGACTGTTGTGTTGATTGGTCCCGCGCCCCAGTTTCACTGACAAATAACCACCAGACTTGATGAAGACTTTGTTGACTCCAGCAGTTGCACCGCCTTCAGTCCCTTCAAATGAAAAGTAGATGTCATGCTGTTCACACCCAACTGTGATGACTTTGCCTTTGCTTGGCAAGCTGACTTCAGTCCAGGTTTGCACTGCACTGAAGTTCTTGATGATTGGATAGATTCTTTCTTGACTGTAATCCTGTGCCATTATCTACCTCGCCAAGCCTTTGCGATTGCATCGCGGTTTGCTTTGTAAAACTCGAAGTCATCTGCACCGCGTTTCAGCATGTCACTGGATTGCACTGGTGCTGGAGCTGTGCCAGTATTGGTCTTTGGTGCAATCAATGCTGGTTGCTCTGGTGCTGGTGCTGCTTCTGGTGCTGCTTCAGTCACTGCTTCTGCTGGTGCAGCTGCTTGGTTCTGAAGATGTGGCCGCAATGTAATTGGTGCTTTGGTTGGGTCTTCTTTCATTGCTGCCAACCATTCATTTAATGCTGGTGCTTTTGCATCGCCTTTGGTGGCCTTTTCATATTGCCACTCAACCAGCTCACGAACCTCAGCATCTACAATCCCCAGGTCAGCCATTGCAGTATGTCTGGAATAGCGACTATTGGCATTTTCCAATTCACCTTCCAGCTCCTGGACACGAGTTGACAGCTTCTGAATCTTCTCCAGTTCTCCACTCTGATTGTCCAACTGGTCTTGGATTGCTTTTGCAGCTTCTTCTGCTTGGATTGCGCGTGCTGACAGTTTCTGAATGCGGTCTTTGAATGCGTTTTCAATGTCTGCTTTCAATACAAAGGTTTGTCCTTCATGTTCAATTGTTTTCATTTTGGGCCTCTTGTGCTCTCTTTTGTTGGTGGTTGATGTAATCTTTGAAAATTGCCATTGCTACAGGTTTGTTATCCCACTGCATTTCATCTGGGATTTCCATGAACTTTCTCAGTGTCCAGAATGGAAGCCAGTGGTCATACAGCTGCAGCATCTTCTGTGTCTTTGGCATTGAGAACTCATATTGACAATGTGGGTGAACCAGTCTGATTGTTTCAACCAGACAAATGTTGTGCATGCTGCTGAGCCACTCCACTTTTGCTTTCAATGGGTCCAGACTGCTTCGACAGTGCTGACAAATCAATGCTGGCATCATAAGAACTCCGCGCGTTCTCTGCGAATCTGTAACAAGTATTCGCGCGCCTCTTTTGGATCCATGTCATCATACATCATCATGACTGCAGTAACTGGAGAAATCAAACCAGCATTCAGCTTTGCAATGATGTCTTCTCGTTGCGCTTGCATTTCAGTTGGTGTCAATGGCATGCTGTGATATGAAACCCTGTATCCATCTTCTGGCAGATTGGTTCCAAGAAATCTGTTTGACAGCATCGCAGTCTTGGCTAACAGTTCTTCATCGCCCATTCTGAATACTGGTGCGAACTTCTTCTGTGCTTCACGTTGGCCAGCTTTAGAAACAGAAAGTGAATAACCGCTTCGAGGGTCACCATTGGAGCGTGACAGTTCAGCTGGAGACAGACCAGCAGCCATTGCAACACGCATTTCATATTTTGCGATTGACTCCAGCAGGTCATGAGGGTCAGTAGCAATGCCAAATGAACCGACCATTGGCTGACCTTGTGCATCTGGGTCTTGGGTGAACACCAAGATACTTGATGGGTCAGTGGAGATTGAAGCGCGCCTTGCAACACTGTTCTGGTCTAGTTGATTGAGGCCGGCCAAAGTCAAACCAGCCACATATTTCTGGGACCAGCTTGCTGACTTCACCAAATGAGTCCACATGGAATACAGCACTGCAGATGTCAAAGAACCATAGACCATCTGACTTCCAAAATATGGGTCAAACAAATAACCAGTCTTCTCTGCATGGTACATCACAACTGGAATGAATGGAACATTGTCTTGGTCTCTGTAGGGATAGTCTGCACCTTGGTGCGTTGGATGACCCATATACATTTCAGAAACATCTGCACCAAGTGTCCCATCATTATTGATTTCAAACATTCCAAAAGATGGGTTCTGCATGTCTCTGATGTCAATCACATCTGCAACCCAACCATATCCCTTTGATGTTTTGCGCAATCTGTATTCTTGATAGTACACTGGAACATCTGGTTGGTCTGGATGCGCTTCACAATACACCAAATCTGGAGTCACCAATCTGTATTGTATTCCTGGCACGCGTGCAGGCATGTTTTCAGTATGTGGATTGACATCAATGCGAATGATTGATTCACGCAATCCAATGACCATCTGCTGCGCACGTTGCATCAGCTGCCAAAGTCCAGCCTTGGTCACCAGTCCTTCACGACCAACCAGTTCATCAATCTCACCATTCATGTTTGTCACTGCTGGGTTCTCATGGTACAGCACTGCAAGCTGTCTGGTGATTTGCTCGAAGGGGTTACTAGACATGTCACTTGGTCCCCAAGCTTCTCTGCGGTCTGGTGGCAAGTGTCTTGCCAATTCATCTTCAAGGTCTTCTTCCCAAGCACCAAGAATCATTCTTCTGCGCAATCCGGTATGGTCCCATCTTGCCTGCTCTCCTGCATTGGGTGCAAGGGGTTTCATTGGTTTGTCATTAAACATATTTAGAACCTCAAGTGACTAGGTATATTTGTGAATCGTGTATTCTCAATAACTGGGGTGACACAGTAGCGCAAACTATCGACACAATGGCCATACGGGTCGCGGCTCCGCTCACTTTGTGTTCTTTTCATTGTCC